GTTCAATCGCCAAAAGATAATAATAAAAATACTCTTAATTCAAATAAACTATTGAGCAAGCCGAATGTTAATAAGTCAATTGATTCAGGTATTGATGTCAAATCTAAGAATTAAAAAGTTGAACAAAATAACACCCCTGTAATGAATCAATAACCTCTTAGAATTAAGAAACCAAAAATAAATAACAAAAGTGACAAAAAGTCTCAAGACAGATCATCATTATCCGAAAATGAAATTAATAATGAAGAAGCAGTAGATTTACAAGCCCCAGCAATGGATTCAGCTGAATTAGCTAAGATTGTTCAGGCTCAAGTAGATGAGCAACTAGCTGGAATCAAGGAAAAGCTGAACAGCGCCTATAGTCAACGAGACGAAGCAGTATCAAGAGCAGTAGCTTTCGAGGAAGAAAAGAAAGCCGCTACTATTGGACGACTCGAAGAAGAAGGTAAGCATAAAGAAGCCGCAGATTTAAAGATGGCGGAGCTGAGTGCGAAGCTGGAAGCTCGTGATAAGCAAATCACACAACTAACCCGTGACAGCGCAGTTCGCGATGCACTTAAAGGCTTGGATTTCCGTAACGATACAGCAGCAGATTTCGCTTATCGTGATGTGGTAGATCAACTGACTCAGAATGCTGAAGGTCAGTGGGTACACCGTACAGGATCTTCAATAAAAGACTTCATTGATAGCTTCCGCAAGGACGATGACAAAGAGTTTTTATTTAAACCAAAACAATCCTCTGGAACTGGACAGCAGGCTACGTCCGTTGCAACTGGAGGTTTTGACTCTAACAAATCTATCACAGAGATGACCACCGATGAGATCATGGCGGCCGCCGCCGCAGGTCACTTCGATGATCACTATGGACGATCGATTTAACTTAACTTTTTAACACAACTAACTTAACTAACTTAACTATTAAGGAAATTCACAATGGCTATTTCTTCAAGTGCATTCGGCACACTTAATAAAGCAATCTCTGCTTACTCTGATGAAATGTACACTCGTGCAAAGAAAATTGTTTCTACTCAATTGGTAGGAATGGACGCAAACATCAACGCAAACGGCGAAGACTTCATCGGTCAGGTTCGCTTTTACAAGCCTTTAGGTGGATACGCAGTTGGTGGCACTAACGCCGCTGAAGACGTTGCTGGCTCTAGCTCTGCAGTTGTTAACGTTGCTTCTCAGGACGAGAACTACGGTGGAACTACTAACATCAGCACTGAAGTACAGACTTACATCAAGACTGTCCGTACTCACGGCGCTAACGAATACCTCGTACAGGGCGTTATCTCTGGTGAAGACGGCATGGCTAAAATTGCTCGTGACTTCGCTGAGACTCGTGCTGAAGACGAAGATCAGGCTCTACGTAGCTGTCTTGCTGGTGTAATGAACACTGAGCTTAAGACTGCTAACGATCTGTCTGGTACTAAGTACAGCGACAAGTTTGCTGGTAACGCTGTAGACGCAGACGGAAGCAAGTCTTTCGGTTACGTTGCCGCTTCTAGCGACACTATCGGCACTGGTTCTTCTTTGGAGAAGCTGGTTGACCTGAGCGCTTCTGCTCCCGGTCAGCGTGTTGAGCACATCATCCGCGCTATGGGTGCATGGAGCGACTACACTCCTGATTTCGTATACTTGGTTGTTTCTCCTGAAGTATATCTCGACATTAAAGTTGCCAACTTGGTTGACGACGAGCGAGTAACTGACGGAAACATCAGCTTCGAAACTCTTCTTGGTGGCGTTATTCGAGTAATCGTTTCACGTAACTTCGGTCAAGGTCTTGGTTCAGTAACTCACAGCGCTTTGTCTGGAACTACTGCTATCACTACTGCTAAAGTATCTTACATGATGCTTCCCGGTTCTTTGTTCATGCACAACGTTTCTGTACCTAACCCAGTTGCTATCGATCGCAACGAAGGTGTTGGTAGCGGTTCTGGCCGTACTACTGCTTGGTACCGTTGGGGCTACGTCATGCACGCCCGTGGTTACAGCTTCACTGGTACTCAGACTGCTTTCGCTACTAACGCGGCATACGCTGGTTCTGTTGCGACTCCTGCTTGGGATCGTAAGTCAGACCTTCTTAACCTCGGCATCCTGCCAATCTTCCACGCCTAATCTAACTTAAAGGAGTAATTGCATGGCACTTACAAAA